CCGTGTGCCATCTCTCCAAAGCAAAGACTGCCCAACAATCGCATCATCATGTCCGTCAATTTTTAACATATACCCCCCTACCCCTTTTTATTTAAATCATCAAGGGGGGCCATTTCTACATCCTCCCCTAACACTAACATCCCAGGATTTTGTACCCCCTCCCCCTCGTAAGTTGTTGATTCTAAAGGAGAAAGTGGACCATTAACATGTGTTAATGGTGCCTCTGGGTTGGAAAAATTTGGTGATTGAGTGTCGGAAATACTATGCAAATGCCCAGCGTCAGACGCGGGCGAAAACGGGTGGATGCCCCCTCGTGGGGGGTCGCTTTCTGGGAATTCAATGCCCTCACCCCCTTCAGCAATGCTACGAGAATCCTCAGATACATCTCGCACAACCACATCCTCTGGCTCTGCGCCTGTTATCTCAGCCAGCAATGACTGTGCGCTCCTCTTGGTCTTGGCTTCTATCGTGTTACTCGCCATGATTGCCATGCGAATAGATTCCATCAGCCTGTCCCGCATAACGCTACTGTCTACCTGATGCACCACCTCTCTGCGTTCAGAGAACAAGGCAACCTCTGTCATTTTCCCAATCAGCTCCAGCGCCTTGAGCTGTTGAGCTGGTGCCACATCATCATCCAGTGCCAGCTTGGTTAGCCTGTGGATTGCAACTGTCCTCAAACGAGTGGGTAAAAGATATTCCTCTGCTTCTTTAGCCATCTGGAGAGCATTCGCATAGGTCGCCACATGGGCGTTGGTTGCCACCTTGTGTGCGTTCCTTGCGTGAGTCTCTCTCTTCCCCTTGGTATCGTAAGCCCGTCTATAGGCTTCTGATTTATTCCCTGTCTCTACGAACTGCTCTGCGAATATCTTCTGTTTCTTGGTGAGTCTTAGGTTGGACGGGTTAGCACCCAGCAGTATCCTCTCTATTGGGACTGCCTTGATTCCTTCCTGTATCTCTTTCTTTGATAGCTTCTTCATGTATTAGGTATCTCTTGGGTATCTGTGTTCTGTCTATCCTATATGGTTATTGTTGCAATGTCTAGACTGTTTCGCTTCGCTACTAACGGATTACAGCAAATCTGGGCGGTTTTATGCCCATCACACCACCAATATCGAAATAAAAGCCAGCTCGCAATGCCCCGCAAACCCGCATGAATCCTAGATAAATGAAAATAGTTTAAAAAAACACTTGACAAACAAGTAGCTATCCACATCTAATACATAGGCGCAAGCAAAACCGATTCAACTACTAGGAGTAATTCACCATGATGCCAATGACACTTAACTGCCACTACCAGAATCCATTAGATGTGAAATGTATCCATGACGCCTATGGCAAACGCTACACCTTCTGGTATCTCACTGAGGAATGTAGCTGTTCTGTCTCTCGTGCCTTGTATCTAATGCTTATCTCAATCTAGGTCAACTGACGAGTCTTCAATAGACGAAACCGCAGGGTATGCGGTCTTGACCAACAAACGGAGTATCTATGCTCAGAGTAACCAAACGCAAAGAAGACAAGGCAGTCTTTAACTTCCCGAATGACGCACTAGAGGTTGTTGTAATGCAAATCACGGGTGCTGGTAAGACTGAAAAGAAAACCATGGAAGCCATGGCAATCATTGCCCAGCTCCAACGGGGCGAGAAAGTCACAACGCAAAAACTAATCTTGGAGATAACCGAATGATTACTATCACCATCAATACAGAGAATGACGCATTCCATACCGACCAAGCTGGTGAAGTGATTCGCCTTTTGGACTATATCGCCACATACATTCAAGAGAGGAACTGCACCCCTCATGTCCTGTATGACACCAATGGCAACAAGTGTGGCTTTGTAAAGGATTCAGAATGAAAGCATACGAACACCTAGTTGATTTTTCCCTTTTGCGTGGATGCACTATCAGCGTGTGGGACGGAGAGGAAATGCCAGTTCGCAAATCCACCGACAAGGAGCTAATTCTTGAGCATATCCGTTCAGTTGAAGAAGCTGAAATCTGGATTTATGAAAACGGGGAAAAGGTCGGTTGGGCTTTGATTATTCCCTTTGGCTTGGAAGACAACGAAACAGTCGCAGACTTCACCATGACCGACTTTATGAACTACTGGGACGAGGAATACACCAGAACAACTGATGAGACTTAAATAGTCGAAACCCTTGTGAAAGGGTCTTGTTCAACTCTTAGGATTACTATGGAAAAGACAATCGACCTCACGGGGTTTATCGGGTCTGAGAATGCCTACAAATCTTGCATATTTGTCCCTGCCATGCGTCATACGGATGGTGTGGAATTCTTCTGCAATGAAGCTGGTGCCTTCTGGTTTCTCGATATCGTTGCAACCGAATACTTCAAACTCCAAAAGAAGTATCCCTTCATGTCAATTAGCCTGTCTTCACTCAATGGGAAAGCCACCATCAGCGTGGAAGACGGAGACTGCAACACCATCAAACAAAAGAAAATCGAATACACCGATTGCCCAACTGGCATTTACGGGTTTTTCCTGATAGACAACATTCTGATGCTGAAAGGGGAATATTGAAATGACATACATAGAGTCCCAATTCTTCAGAGTCGCACCCTATCCCCTGCACACCGAATTTAACGGGGAATTGCTGGTCAAGGTGCATTCCTCACACGGGGAAACCAACTGGTTGACTGTCACCCCACAAGCCATGCGCCAGATTGAAGACATCATTTACGCTGAATACATGAAACGCTACCACGGGGGTGAACATTGATAACCAAAACCCAGATAGTCAACGCTGGGTATCGAGTCCTGCCCCAAGGGGCATGGATTCGCATAGACCCCGAAACAATCCCAGAATGGGACGATATCGCCAACGAGCTGGGATTCAATGCCCAAGCCAAAGAAGTAATTTTGTGCATAGCTGGAATAAAGGAAATTGACAATGACTGATGACTGTGAACACACCAGAGAAAATTCTTGGTGGGAATATGACGCCCAAGGGATTGAGTTAGCCAAAGTCTGCGACAAGTGCGTTGACAAAGTGTTAGCCCAATACCGCCCCGAAATCCTGACTGGTTACAACCAAGCAGATGTTGACGAACCAATCGAGGAATAAACCATGGGCTGGACTGGAACATTAAAAACAATGCCGACCAAGGAATTTCTAACCAAAGAATTCTCTGGTGAAAACGACAAGCATAGGTGGGAGTTGATTGACCTGTGCGTTAAGGGAAGTGTTGCCTATGGCATATTTCTCCAAGGCGATAAGGAAACACAAATAGTCATGGGGGAAGCTATTGTTATCCTGATTCGCCATGAAGACAACCAGATTCTTTTCAAGGAAATGGGCGAGTCTGTCATGCCTTACTACTATGGCGCACCCCTAAAACTGCTTGACAAGCTAGACCAGTTTTATCCGCCAGTCAACGAAAACGCAAAGAAGTGGCGGGAGAAATGCCGTTCCTATGCGGAGAGAAACAAGATAAAGGTCAATGACGGAGACATTATCAAGTTTGCCAAACCCTTCAATTTCCGCCTGTTTATGGAAGACACCTTCAAGGTTGTGAAAGACGGAAACAAAGTCTTATTCCGCACGAAAGACGGGACTATCTGCAAGATAACCAAGTGGAAAGAAAAGGAATTCCAACTATCAAACTGATGAGTCCTGTAGGACGAAACCGCAGAGATGCGGTCTTTGATTAACAACTGGAGTAACTATGCCTAACTGGTGTAACAACGATTTAGTCTTAAAACATGAAGACGCTACCATGATTGACAGAGCTGAGAAAGCATTCAACGAAAGAAGACTGCTGAACGAGTTTGTGCCAGTCCCAGAGGAGCTAAGGGAAACAACTGCTGGGTTTCTTGGTGAAGGCACTTATGCCCAGCGTCTGCTGACATTGCGTGAACAGCTAAACATTGAATTCTTTGGTCATAGTAATTGGTGGGACTTTTGCGTCAACGAATGGGGAACCAAGTGGGATGTTGGTGGAGATGATGGGCATTGCGAAAGAAGTGGCAATGTATTGACCTTGGCATTTGATTCTGCATGGAGTCCGCCCGTAAATGCCTACGAAAAAATGGCAGAGCTGGGGTTTCAGATTGCTGCCTATTATCACGAAAGTGGCATGGGTTTTTGCGGGAGCTGGAACTCTGAAGACGGGGATGCCGAATTCAGTTTGGAAGGCGTCACATCTAAAAATATCCACAAACGCATTCCCATAGACATTATCGAAAATTTTGATTTGAAAGAAGAATTAGAAAACTATGAGGAGGAAATGAAAGATGAGTAATCTACAAAAGATGATTGAACTGGTATTGCCAGTCTTCAAAGATGAGATTCTCAGCTCTGGTGACTGGTTTTTTAACCTAGACGATTACACCCTCAACTATCTCCACCTTGGAGATGGTGTTGTCAAAGTCAATGCATATAGTGCAAAAGACAATTCCACCGACTTCAGCAATGAAGTGTTCTCAATCATCATTCAAGGAGTCCACTAAATGGAGTCTCAAGAACGAACTGAAGAACAAAAAGCCCTGTCCCTTGCATACACAGAACGGGGGCTTGAAGACCGAACCAGACCCATACGGGAACTGCCAGCATTCACGGGCTGGTCTGAAGAGCAAATCATTTCTTATCTTGAATCACTTTAAGGAACACAAATAATGGGTGCTACTACATTCGCTACCTACGCAGAAGGCAAAACTGCCAAAGAAGCATTTGAACAAGCCAGAGAAGATGCCTTCTATTACAACGGACACGCTGGTTATACGGGGACTATTGCAGAGAAAACAACCTTTGTGATGATTCCAGTCCCAGCAAACACAGACCCGCTCGAATACGCCAGCAAACTGATTGATGATGATGATTCCCGCATATCCAACAAATGGGGTGACGCTGGTTGTATCGACTTGAAGAACGATAGATATTATTTCTTTGGATGGGCGTCATGCTAAAAGAAAAGATTATCGAGCTGTTGGAAGAATACAGCCCCCACGAGCTAGACCACCTCACGGGTGAACACCAAACGACTTGTCTAATGATTTGCCACGAAATCATTGTTAGAGACAAGAAACTCAACAAACCCGAATACTGGAAAGTAGAAGAGGTTGATACACACCTATGGGGAATCTACGGAGATGCATGGGGGGAATGGATAGACCCCAAAGGCGATTTTCTCTGCTTTGATACCCCAGAAGATGCCCAGCAATACATTGATGAGGAAATTCCCAAATGCAACTAAATGCCTACGAAAAAATCATTATGACCACCGACCAATTAGACAACGGCTCAATCGTTGTCAACTTTGATTTGTGCGACATGGAAGAAGATGAAGTAACACAACAAGGCGGATACGCCCAGATTATTCAAGATGATGAGAAACAAGTATTCTCTATTTTTGTATTTGACGCAAACGGAGATGTAGTCTCTGAAACTAACCTTCCCTTTAAATTCAGTCCCTTTGGATGGAGGTCAAGATGAGCATAAAAGTAAACCTAACCTACATTGACAGCGTGTTTACAGAAAACACGGGCGGTGGATGCGTTGTGGACTTTGTTGAACTCAAAGACGGACGGGTGCTAGGAATTAGTGACGAATACCTGTGCGTCTATGAATCGTTTGATAAGTTCTACGAAGCTAGTGGTCTGGAAAATCTACCAACGATTGAATTCCAACCCAGACTGCAAGAAAAGAAAAACTTCATTGTCAGAGCTACATATTCGACCATGTGCGAGACAACAATACGGGCAAGAAACTCAACAGAAGCATACGAGCTGGCTAAAAAGCTAGATGGTTCCGTCTTTGACCATGGTGGTCTTGACGATTGGAATATTGAATCTGTAGTGGAGGAAAAATGAAATACTACATAGGTGAAATACATGAGCGTAATGGCGATATGGAATACGACACAAAGTATTTGTTTGCCACTGGGGGTAACCCAAGAGAACACACCAAGAGGGTGGCTATGGGGTGGCGTGGTGGTGATGAGAGTGATTGGGACGAAGACCAAGAGGGTTATTGGTCTGACTGCTCGTTGATATTTGATTCGGGTAGCACAGAGATACCTAAAGAAGACTTTGAGGTGTTAAGTAAATATTTATCTGTTCTTTAAAGGAATGATATGAGCAAAGACGAACTAATTGATGCTGTTATCGAGCAGATAAAGAATGACATACAAAACAAAGACTTGACTGCGGTTGACGAGTTACTGCGTTTTGTGCCAGCACCATATTTGGAAAAATACTTGGAGGAAAAATGAATACATCAGAAGCATTTGCCATTGATGAATGGTTAACCGAAACCCCAGACTTTGCGTCCTATTGGGACATTATGGAATCCCTTGAGAATGCAAAAGGTTGGGACGAAATAGAAGATATCGTGCCTTGGGAAGTGGTGGAAAACTATCCCCCTAGTCAGGTTGCTGAGTTCATTGACATGACCAGAAAACACTTTGAAAAAACAGTCAAGGAGCAGCCGATTGTTATTTGAGGTGCAGCACTACACATTGGGAGGTGGTTGGACAAACTGCTGGACTGATACAAACGAACTGGGCGAGGAATCTCTCGCTCTTTTCACAACATATACGGATGCCCTACAAGCCCTAACCGAACACCTTGGCGAACAACTGGACGCCTACTCCAAGGGGCTAATGGAATCCAAATACAACATTAACGAATTCAGAATCATGGAGGTAAACGAGTGAACTTAAAATCCTGCGGTGGCAGAGTGCCAGTATTCGTAGGGGGGGAAACCCCCTACATTTTTGTCGATTTCCCTAGTCGAGATAGCTTTGACGATTGGAATAGGCGCTGTAGTGCAGACAATAGAAATAAGTATTGGTCTATGCTGGTTGACAGAGCCAAAGGAGCCAGCCTAATCGAGTGTGCCAAGCCCTACGGACTCTCCCGTGAGAGAGCCAGACAGATTGAAGCTAGATTTTTGCGCCAAGTAAAAACTTCTTTAAAGTCTGACTCGCACGAAACGAACCGACCCTAACATGGTAATCGTTGAAATCTTCCCCGACTGTTTCGCTAATCCAGTAAGGGTAGCCTGTTTCTTTGGCGCAAGACTCTCCGACACCATTGGCATCATTATCAGCAATGATGATGCCCTTCCCCTTGTTCCTCGCTACGAACTTCATATTGCTTGCACTGAAGCAGACATTGATACAGTAGCTGAGGTTGCTTGTTTTCATAATCTGTCTGACGGAGAGAGCCGTGGCATACCCCTCGCAGAAAAAGGTAGTCCCTTCTGCGCCTATAACAAAGGTTGCGCCTTTAGACGATTGACCATGCAAGAACTTCTTTTCCCCTTGTTCAGTAACCAACTGGCAACCCACCAAGGCTTTCCCCAAGCGCATAGGGATGACTAGGATAGATTCTCCGTCTTTGCGCCAGACATTCCCCTCTTCATTGGGGAATCCCTTCTTTTCTAGATATGGATGGGGCAGCAGCTCGGTCTGCTGGAGAATCCAATCCGCTTTGGCGGACGCCTTTTGCGCCATAAGCTCTCTTTCTCGGTTTGATGCATCTATTTGCTTTCTAATGTTGGTTGACAAAGGCAAATTGCCCTCAGAGCGCCACATGGCTGGCTTTTCCATAGTTGCCCAGTTGATTACCCAACCGACATCTCCCAGCAATTTGTAACGACCATTGGTAGACCTTGGGTGGTCTTCTGTTGGTGTGGATATCCACTTGTTCAGACCATTAACACTGTTAATGATGAGTCCGTGATTTCTAGCAAAGTTAACAAAGTCCATTACATTCCAAACTTAGGCGCACAAGATACATCTACAACTACTTCAGACACTTGACCATTGATTTTGCGTCTGGAATAGACCATAACTGGGCGGAGATTACCCGATTGACACTCCTGTATTGCATTGATGATTTGGCTGCGGGACATAGCAGACATCTCCTTGTCCACCAACATTGTTGTGTTTGGTAAATCAGAGTTGTCTATGTATTGATTCTTAGCGCATGACGCCAGAAGTAGAAGAATTAACAGATATCTCATGTTGCCCTCATTTTGTTTTGACGCTTACCAAACGCAATATTGCGGTGCCTTACCCACTTCTCGGTGTCGATTGACGGAATCCTTGGATACTCTTCCAACCCTCTAGGCCACACGCCAAACTTCTCCCGATATTTGTGACTTGCCCAATGGATGTTGTAATTCTTGTTCTGGGCGATATACAGTAGCTCTGAGTAGAAGTTTTGCTTCTGCTGCTTGTTGTTGCTCTTGTCAAAACCAAGCTCCACCAGCTCTCCGTTGACAGCTTCAATCTGCTTTTTCTTCTTGACATAGCCACAAGCTGGGCAAGAAATGCCGTTCTTAGGCCAAAGATGTGAGCATTGTGGGCATTTGGCGTCCTTCTTTACCTTGTCAGTGGGTTCCCGCTTGGCTTTCTCGCCAGAATTGGACAAAGTTTTGACCCCTTCTGCGTAAACTTGTTCCCAATCGTCCCTAAACCGCAGGAAATTGCCAGAATGGTCTAGCCAAAGTGCAAATTCCTTGCCCTCATACGCCCTCATTACCCGTCCCATTTGCTGAACATGGCTTGAAAAAGACTTGGAAAACGGGCGGGCAGACACCCCAATCAGGACATCAGGGACATCAAACCCCCTGGTCAATATGTCTGTGGCAATCAGGCCATGTATCTCTGTGTCTGGCTTGCTGAAGTCCTCGATAACTTCCTGCTTGTATTCGGAGTTGTCCTTGTAAGAAACGCTTACAAAGTTGTAACCTTTCCTCGCAAACTGCTCCACCAAGTCCTGTCCGTGAGCCACGCCAGCGCAAAATACGATAGTCTTAACTGGTTTGCCAAAGACTTGATGGGTTTTTAACACCCACTCTTCTACGATATCGCCAGTAATTTTCATGCCCCGCTCGGTTACTTGGTCTGGACTCCACTCGCCAGCAACCTTCTTCACGCCTGTCATGTCTATCTCTTTGGCAATGTAGACTTTTAACGGGGTTAGCCATTTGTTCTCAACCAAGAATTCTGTCGTAGACGCACAAACGACATTGGTGTAGAGGTCACCCAATCCTTTTGTAAAAGGCGTAGCCGTCAGGCCAATAACTTTGAGCTGCGGGTTGTCTTTGATGATTTGGCTAATCTGCTTGCGGGTTACATGGCACTCGTCAACGATAAGCAAATCTATGTCAGGGAACTTCTGTCTTCTCTCCAGCGTCTGGGCGGAGCAGACTTGGATGCGTCTGGTCTTGTCAAACTTCCAATGGTTCGCTTGGTAGACGCCATGGGGTAACTTGTATTTGGATAAGCGCAGACTGGTTTGCTCGACCAAAACGATTCTGTCAAGAATCATGGCGCAGCGCTTGTAATTGTCTGATGTAGCTTTCATCAGATAAATGGCAACCTCTGTCTTGCCAAAGCCAGTTGGGGCGTAGAGCAGTTGTGACCTATGCCCTTGCTTAAAGCCCTCACGCAATGCATCAACAACTGATGTTTGATGCTCTCGTAGCGTCAAATCCATATCAGCTCCGTTAGATGCCTAGTTTCTTTTTGAGTGAGGCTAACGAGCGTATCAGCTCTGCATTCCTTGCTTGGAACATATCTCGGCTGTCTCTGAGAGCTTTGTTGTCTATCTCCAGCACCCGAATCTGCTCCCGCAAATTCTTAACTGTGTCGTGGATGTCTTCTATCTCGATGTCAGAGGCGTCCCACTTCTGTGAGGCAACCATATCCCTGAGCCGTATGTTTTCCTCGTCCAGACTGCAAATGGTGTCTGATAGCTCGGCAATCTTCTCTTCTGGGGTTACTTCTGGGGGTTGTTCTTTGGCCTTCTTCTCTGGCTTGGCCTTTGGTTCTGGCTTGGCTGCTCGACTGAGCTTCTTGGTGGGGACTTTGACTTCCTTGCCAGCTCTCTCGTAAACCTTTTCCTCTGGTTCTTCTTGGGCTGGTTCGGACTTTAGGATGCGTCCGACTGTCATGGATGAGATGCCAAGGTGCTTGGCAATCATGGTGTTTGTCCAGTTAGCCCACTTCTTCTTGATGATGCCGACTGCGTAGCGGTTATCTTCTGGGGTTGTCTGGATGCCGTGGTCCCTGTTGGAGCCTAGAGAAAAGATTAAGGCGTCATCTACTGTGCCTTCTTTTACCTCTACATCTATCGCTGTTACGTTGTTTTTCTTCTGGGCAAAGTAGCGGTGGAATCCTGCAGCCAACCAATAATCCGAGCCGTCATGGAAGACTGTTATCGGCTTGAAGGATGTGCCTTCCTTCATTAAATCAGCGTATTCGTTTACTTTGTCGGTGTTTAGTTTTGCCCTAGATTGAGTGCCACCATCTATGCGAATGGTGTCAATGTGGATTTTCTTCAAGTTTTACTCCTAGCAGTGGGATGGGCAGTTTATCAAAATCTGCCAGCCCGTCAATTGTTGACAAACCATAGGTTGACCAAGGGTGATAGGGGCATCACTCCTGACCCATCATTAACATTGTTAACGACCAGTCCTACGCTGAGTTAATGTTGAATCGATGGAAAGTTTGTCTCACCTCGGCCTTTCCGTCTTGTGCAGTAGCCATTTAACTCTGCGAGGCGAGTATCGGGTGAAGACCTGCCTATGTTCTCTTCCACGCAACCCATGTAGGTTCTTACTAACGAGTGGAGTCCGAGTAACGGCAGAAAGCAAAAAACCCATTGGTTGAACGAGCTTTAGGCTTGGTTGCCGCATAGAAGGCCGCAGTGACGGATTCCTCTAGCTTTGACGAAGCCCGCTCACCAATGGGTTCTGCGGGAAGTGCGTTTCACTGAACTACAACGGGTTACCAATCCGTTGATGCGGTGGATTATACACAAAATATGTTTGCGTCAATAACCTTAAAGAAAATAATTTAATACGGCTGGGGGTTGTTCACATAAAGCAGTGTGTGTTCAACAACAAAGGAGTAGCAAGTAGTGGCGCTAACCCACTATCAACCCCCATGCGTATTAGTTGTTGGTGGCCCTAAGCGGCTCTGGGCGCTGGTACATCCTAACGGACAGGCTCTCTCACTTTGTTTAAGTACCTTGCTTTCACCAACACGGCTGGGGACTTTTAGTAAGTCGCTCGATGGGCCTCAAGACTACTTACCTACCCAAATCCCCATGCGTGTTAGTCGGAAGTGACCCCAGCTCATAACTGGGGGCTTCCTTGGTCCTGCTAGGTAACCAAATCAGAAGTGGCAACTGCTGATAGGCAAAAATATAGCACAAATCAATCAACCAGTTGCAAGTTACCCCTTTCAAAAAGCCAGCCAATGGTGCGTCTATGCGCCTCGTCCCATGCCTCTTTTCTCTCTTCTTTTGACAGAGAATTACCCTGGTCAATAGCCATGTGGCAGCCATAACATAGGGCAGCGATTCTGTAGTCATGCGCCTTGATTCCCTTTCCCTTGCCGTCTTTTAGCTGGTTAGAGTGCGCTGCTACTATCGTGCCGTCCTGCACCCCACACATCTGGCAGGGTGAATCCCGAACTGCGACTAAGAGTTTTTGGTTCCTGTACAACTTGCGCCAACCTTTCTTCAGTGGTGAATTTATGTTTGTTTATGCAAACTCTTTTGCGAACAACGATGCCACCATTGATGACAACGCTGTCTTTTGTCCGAGTGTCTAATATGGATGTTTTCTGACTACACAAGGGACATTTCATCTTGGTCTGCCCAGTTATACCAACGTGTTACAAAATCCTTTAGCTCGTCAAATGAAGAGCCATGGGTTACATATTCCCCGTTACGGGTGATTCTTTCAAACCGATTTACAACTGTTTCTCCGTCTGTGTTGCCATGGATGATTAGGACCACAAACTGTGGCTGCTTGGCTAAGTTCTTTAGAAGAATCTCTTGGCCTTTGCTTATAGTTTCGTTTTCCCGCTTCCATTCACCAATTAGAAACTTTGACTTGCGCTCAAAAATCATGTCAATGTTGCAGGGATGCGCCTTTGGATTGGTGGCAATCATCCCTTTGAATTGATAGAAATCTATGTGCGTTGCATACGGGTTATGCATTAGCTTCATTGTCTTCCTTACCAGCTTCATACCCAATTTCGTAAACATTGGCTGCAAATGTCACAGTGTTCTCATCCACGCCAGCACTACGCAACAAAGCTAATAGCTCTTCTTTGGTCATTGGTCACTACTTATCATCAAAACAACAACGAACACCCCGATAACAATCAAGGCACCCAGCCCCATAAAGAAAACTGCCCAAGCAACTGTTTCAAGCATCTTTACCCTCCAGTTCTAAAAGTTTCTCTTGCAGCCTACGAATGCGTTGGCGGTTGTAATCAACCACGCTCGTTGCATATTCAAGCGACTTCTCCGCTTGCATCTTGGATAGGAGTGCGTCACGCATCTCAATATCAATAATTTCGCGCAGCGTTCTTGGTCGCAACATATCTCTGATAAAGGCTACCAATGTTTCTCGTTTAGTCATGTGTTCTTTTCCTTGAGTTTGGCTTCAATGGCATTGCACAATTGTCTAAACCCGCCACTAAGCACCCATGCTGTATGTAACTGCTCTATTTCCTCATCCGTCAGCCCAACCCAAGGCTTCTTGTAGTCTTGGATGTCATCGTCTTCTTCAGTCATTTCTTTCCCCCATTTCTCACAGTTGTTTACGCTTTTAAGTCCCATAGCATTGGCTACGGCTCGGTCAAGGGCGGCTCCTGTTAACCTAGTCATTTTCTGTATCTCCATGTGAAAGCAATGCACGCTTACATCGCTCTAGTAACCACAACGCTGTGCCTCCGTCGGCATAAGTTGATGAGAAATATTCCTCGCCATCTTTGGTATAGCCTATGATGACAAAGCCTTCAAACTTGCCCTTTAAGTGGTGTAGCACGGTGTCGGGGGCTAAGTCCAACTTTGTG